TTTAGTTAATACCATATTATCGTATTGTATCACCAACGTTATGAGTTTTTCCTATAATATTAGCCAAATTTGAATCATATTTATAATACTTAATTGTTTTTTCTGAATCTTTAACTACGATTGAATATGATGTATCAGGTACACTACCGCTCTTATCTATTGATAAATGAATTGTTTTATAACAACTGGTGGTTTTAACTTATTTAATGAATAATCAGCATACATATCATAATTATCAAACACTTTACCATCATAATTTATTTTTTCATTACAACTAAATAATAAAACACACAATCCACATAAAATTAACTTTTTCATATTTTTAAATTTTTAAATTAAAACCAAGACCTATGGGATTCGTGAATTGATTCAAATCCAGAATCTGATTCATGTATGTACCAATCAACATCATCTGGTATTTCAACAATTTTTAAATTTTTTGGCTTCAGTTCTTCAACTGCTGCAACTAAATTAATATCATTCCTTAATATTTTTTCAATATCAAAATAATTATCATCATCAAATAACATTTTATCAGAAATTATTGTTTTTCCTAAATCATTCAATGACACATGAAAATAATTATCAGAAGAATCAACTCTTTCAAATTTAACATTTTCATCACTAATTGAATAATAACCTAATTCTCGTATATAAAAAAATGGCTTACTCATACTTGAGAGTTCAAAGTATCTTGTTATTATTTCTGATGATATTGAATAAACACAACTGTTACAACCATCTACTATTACTATTTTCATATTTTTTCTAATTTTTCTAATTTAATTTTTCTAATAACATTATCAATGATTTCTATTCCTACATCAGAAATTTTAAAAGTGAGATGCCATGATTCTTCATCTTCACAAATTAGATTATATTTTGTTAGTTCATGAATTAAATAAAGTGTACCACCAACATTTCTGGCTTTGAAAGAATCAAGAGTCATTGTTTGATTTGAACTATTTTCAAACTCCTCTATAGTTTCATATCGGGTGTCTCGATACTCTACATATTTTTCATTATTAATTTTCATTAATAAATCAAAAGCCTCATCACTAATTTTAAATTTTAATTCTACCATTGTAAATTACTTATATTAAACACATTACAAAAAAGATGCAAGATCATGATATATATTATAAATATATTAAATATTCTCCCGCAATCTTTTGATTATTAATCACTTAACAAGTATTCGTTGTTTATAACTTTAAAGCTTATTGATGAATCCAGTGATTTGAATACACTTCCCTCCCGTTTTGATGTTGTATTTAATACAGAATTTCCTTCTACATGTTTTAACAATTCATCAATAGTATCAGGTAATTTATATTCATTACAAATTAAAGGAACAGTGTCACCGTCTAATACATAATTTATTATATAAACAAAAGATGTATAATCTTCTAGTCTATATTCATCTATATTAAATACTCTAAAATATTTAATAGTTTTGTAATTTAATTTGTATCTATTTTCTTCAATTCCTGATCCTATCAATTCTCCTTGAACTGCTATATTTTTACCGTATGCTCTTAATTTTTCTTCAATTTTATTCTCAATTGCAAATTTCCACATTAAATTATCTGGATTTCTTTTGTATTCCCAATTTCTACCACAAACACCAAATACACCATCACGTAAATACATAGTAGTAGATTGTCCGTCAAGTTTTTCTGTTTCATAAAAAAGAATATCTTCATTTTTCCATTCTTCAAAATCATCTGATAAATTTTGTATGCGTTCTTCATTCGTTTTTGAAATAAAGGATGGAATAGGACCAACTACATCCGCTTTCATTTCATCAGGAATTGGTACTTCATATTTTACAATACCTAATAGTTCAGTTAAATCAAATCCTTCTTCTAATATAAATTCTTTCATTTTTATATATTTTTTAGTATATTATCAATTAATATGTTTTTATTTTTATTTATTCTGAATGATGTATAATTTTCTATATTTATTTCTCTTAAATATTTTCTCAATTCATATTCAGTTTTATCTAATAATATTGAAATTTCATTTAAATATTTATTTTCTTTCATATATTTTAGAAATAATTTTTTTTCATCATTAGTTAAAGGAGGTTTATAATTTGGATTTTTTTCATTTTTCCAATTATCAGAATGCTTTTGTTTTAATTCATTTGTTTTTTCCTCACTAAAAATATCTTCATACTTTTTACCTAATCTAGCTCTGGATATTTTTTCACATGATTCTTTTTTGTGATGTTTACCTAAAAGTGGATGGTTATTATCTTTCCAATATTGTGTTGGTGGTTTATGTCCAATTCTTTTTAATGTATTACTTAATTTAGTTCTAACTTCTTCACATTTATCACCAAATCTTTCATTAAAAGACATACCTGTGTATTTTTCAGATAATTTTTTTGATACATCTTCATATACCCTTTTTTTAATTTCATCTGCTCTTTCTTTACCGTATTTTTCAACCCACCAATCATATGGAGATTTATGATAATACACTCCAGTATTACCTCCATCACCTCCTATTGTCATATTATATCCTATTTTAGGATTTGTTGAATTATAATAATCTATATAATATATCTCTATTGAATTTGCATCTATATTATTATCACATGTGCATATTTCTTCAATCTTAAAATTATCATAACCATGGTGATTCATTGAATCATATAATCTTCTATTTATTTTATTTTGTGCATTTAATTTGTGCTTATTAAATCTTTTTTCAATTGTATAAGATGTCTTACCTATATAAATTTTATTATTTATAATATTTCTTATAATGTAAATTTTGTATTCTATCTTCATAAATATATAGTTTTTATTCTATATATAGATTTTATGAAGTCGGTTTTTATAATATTAGTTTTTGTATATTATTTTCAATTATGATTTTACCATTAGTTAAACTTTCAATTATTGATAATGGCATTATTAACCCACATGAAATTTGCTTACGTAATCTTACAGTTCTCAGACGAAATCCTTCTTGTTCATCATTTTTTATATATGAACTACCTCTTAGGAATTCAAAATCTTCTTTGATTGGTAAAAGTGAATCAATTTCAAAGTATACTACTTTATCTCCTACTTTAAATTCGTCTTTTTTAACTACTACTTTCCAACCTTTTATGCGTGCGACTTCAATTCTATCTGCGCCTTTTATTGGAGAAAGTTCTTTAATTACTTGAATTGTTGCTAATTTTCTATCTATATTCATAATATTTAAATTGAATCTGTTTCACTTGTTGATATAACTTCTTCTCCTAAAAAAATACTTACTTTAACACCATAAGAATCAGATTTACAATAACCTCTTTCATGTGGTACTAATTCTACTTCTATTGTCAAATTTTCTTTCAAAAATTCTATTAATTCTTCTTTATTCATTTTCTATCTTTCTTGTGTTTTGCCGCATTTTACACATTTTCTCTCTTCACATTCAGGATATCCACCAATTGAATACCAGCCAGCTTTTGCATATAATGTTTTAGGATTAGGATCATTAGTCCATTTATGATCACATAATGAAGGACTCTTACTTAATTCAATAAAAAATTTATTAATTTTTTTTATTATGTTCATAATATTCATAATATTTATTTAACTTGAGATATAAAATAAAATGCACCATCTATTCTATATTTTAGTTTAGTACCATATTTTTCTTCATATGCAGTCATATATCTTTCAACTTCTTCTAAATTAGAAGTAAGATAATAAACTTCTTCGAATGGTTTTGGATAGTTTTCACCCATAAAATTATGATACCATCCTTCAATACACATGTGCATATGTGCAGTTTTAAATTCTTCACTATCAAATGGATCGTTTGTCATTATTTTTCTTTATTTAACTCAATGAATGATTTAATAGTATTTCGGTTGATATAAACTGATTTTGGTACAATTTTTTTTAAATCTGCATCATTGCTGAGTATCGCCTTTCGAACTTCTGTGGCTGATACCCCATCTTCAACCGTGCCTCTTGCTAATAGAACAAGAGATACATTATTTTTAAACATAAATCCTGGAAACCATTTAGTGATAATTTCAAATCCATCAGAATAATACATAGTGAAACAACTATCTTTAATTTGATCTACAATTTTAGTATAGAGATAAAATCCCCATTCTATTGAATTATCACTTTCAGTGGTTAAATCATCTAATGGTATAATTTTACATTTATCAATCAAATTAGCTTCTTTTAATGCATCTTTTAGCATTTCAATTCTAATACTTACTGGAATTGGATTTCTTGAATCAACTTTATTTGCACTTCCAACTAATAATACGACAGATTCATTTTCATCACATGCTTTTTTAATTAATGCCATATGTCCATTGTGTACTGGCTGAATTCTTGCTAAAATAACTCCGAATTTATTCATAATTTTTTATTTTAATGATTATATATTTTTAATTTCTTCTTTTTTTTTGAATTTTCTAATATGATTTTTTTAATTAAATATTGATTTTCCTAATCCAACTAAACAAACAAATATACCTCCAAATATAATATAAAATAATAATGATATCCAATCTCTGAAAATCCATAGACTATCATTAAAAATAAAAGCAAACAGAATATAAATCATTAATGACATTATTACCTCTGCATACTTTATGAATGTTTCCATATATTATTTAATTTATTTAATTTTTCTTTTCTTATTTTTGATAATTTATCTAAATGAATATATCCAAAATTAAAATTTGGAAACTCACGTAAAGTAACTACTCCACTGTAATAATTAACAAAATTTATCGTGAAAATACTATTTTTATTTTCAGTCATATCTTTATGATGTTCATAAAATGTATCACTAAATATAACTTTGTCTCCTCTTTTCATTTTAAACTTTATTGCAAACTCCTCTTAATATAATTCTATTTTTATATAAACCATCATTTATAATATACCATTCATTGTTATCATAAAATTCACCAAATCCGGTATAATAAACTTCGCCATCATCTTTGGTGATAATTCTCACATTTAATTTTTCTTTTGGTATTTTATGAAACCAAAAATTTTGTCTTCCAGTAACTCTACGATCAACAATAATTTCAAATGGTTGTTGTTCGTATTTCTTTATAATTTCTTGCGCTTCAATATATTGTTCGTCTGTTATCATATTAATAATTTCTACTTTTTATAAAATCAAATACAATATCTAATTCTGTAGAATATAAAAGTCTATGAAAACGTTCTCCTTTTGTTGTCCCGATATATTCATTAAACCATTCTACAAATCTATCTTCTGTTATAGTTAATGAACCACCATATAAATCTGATTTAATTATACCGTCTCCACCAAAAGAAATCCATCTAACTCTTTTTTCAAGATAGAAATCTATATTAACGTTTTCATCTGTTAATTTTAATGTAGATTCATCTGAATTTATTTCGATTATGAATTTTCCTACAATTAATTTCAAATCATGTTTTGTTATTATCTGCTTCATTAATTTATTATTTAATTATTTAATTATTTAATTATACAAAGATATATAATATAAACTATAATAGTATTAAAGTATTAAAAAAATTATTATTTTTTAACTTTGAATATATTTATAAGTTTTTCTTTTCTCATAGTAGACAACAATTTGAATCTACTAGGATGATAAAAATATCCAATATCTTCTATACGAATTTTATCATTATAAACATCACTATAATTGATTGTATAAATTTTATCTAATGATAATTTGTTTTTACCATGTAAAAGTGTATTGTTAATGCACATTACTTTATCTCCTGATTTGAGCATGATTCTAATTGTTTTATCTTAAGTTTTCTATATTCTTTTATTGATATAAATCTTTCAGCATTATATTCATAATAATATATATTTTCTAATGAAACCCAATCATAATCATTATCACTACTACCACTATTTTGTATTTCATAATTTTTATTTAATGATAATATGGTAGTAGATGATAAATGTGAATTATTAATACAAACTACTCTGTCTCCTGATTTGAACATAATTCTAATTGTTTGAGTTTTTCTTTTCTCATTAATGCTTCTATATCCTTACCTGTTTTAATGTTATAAATATATTTTAAAGTTTTTAAATCAGGTATTAAGGTGTATCTATTTTTGTGATACTCACATTTTCTGTCAATAAAAAATACATTTATGCTAAACTCAATTACTATTGAATAAGTATAATCAATGATATATTCATTATCAGAATACAGTGTTGTTGATTTAAGATTGAGATTTTTTATGTAATCTATTAGTCTTGTATCTGACATATTTTTTCTAATTTTTGTTTTCTATATTCTTTTATAGTTAAAAAATAATTAGCATTGTAACCATATCTTTCTCCTTCAATTACAATTAAATCATATGAATAAATTGACTCAAGTTTTGAACAGACTGATCCTACAAGATAAAAACTCTCTGTTAAATTAAATTTTTTTCTGATTTTTTCGTTAATACAAATTACTTTATCTCCTCTTTTGAACATATTTCTTTTAATTTTTCTTTTCTGTAATATTTTCTGTAATATTTTAAAATAAGGTTACCAGATAATCTAATATCATCTCCATCTCCATCATAATATGGAGAAATAAAAACGTCATTATCACCGATATAATAATTAACTAAATATCTTATAGGAACTGTATAATTACAATTTAGATAATTTAATTTAGAAATCATTTTTCTGCTAATTATAATATTCACACCATGATCACCAAATTTTTCAGATAATTTTTCAGATAATAATTTATAAAAATTTTCAGTATTTATAATTGTATCATTAAATATTTCAACTTTAAATTTTACTATTTTCATAAGAAGAATTATTTAGTTGCTCTATTTTCAACTTTCTTTTAAATTGTTTATAATTTATATTATTGTCTGATAAATAAAAATCATTTTTATCTAATTCATTAACTACGTAGATATAGCATTCACATAGTATTCCGATATAAGGTTTAGATAATTTTAAAGATTTCATTTTAAAATCAACACCAAACAGTAGAAAACTAATACAATCTACACTCACATAAATATGAGGCTTTTTTTTATATATCATTATATAATTATTCACATGATTTTTTATGATGTTATATATTCTTTCATCATCTATTTTTTCATTATCAAGAGTCATTGTATAATCTATGTTATGATATTCTGTCATAATTTTGATAATTTGTTTATTTTTATTTTTCTGATGTATTTTATCTTATAGTTATCACTATCAATGATTTTATGAAATTCTTTTAGTGTCATATTTTCTATGTCATTTATATCTTGATTGATATAAAAATACCATCCACCTAATTCTGTTCTACTAGTATCAGTAACACTTATAACGTAATTAAAAATTGTAATAAAATCGTATATTTCATACTCATTTAATGTTTTTACTTCTACTTTCATTACGTTAACTAAAGCTCGTATAGAACTAAAATAAACATCCCTATTTTTATAATAAATTAATTTATTAAGTAGTATATCAAATTTTTTACTATTGTCATAAATACAATGTGAACTAAATATATTGTTTTTATATGAAGTGAATGATTTAAAATTAGTAGTAGGATTTATTTTTATCATTTTGTTATATTCGATAATTTTCTTTTTCTTATGAATTTCAGGTAATCATAGACTTTAATGTTATAGCTCATCATAGTGTATTTATTGTTTGATATTAAATAAGTTATCATAATTGTTATAATTTCTTTTTTTGGACTTATCCAAAAATTCACATAATCCATCTGATAATCTAAATTGTGTGTGAAAATTTCGTCATGATTTAATACGTAAATAATCATGTCTTTATTTGATATGTTCATGTTTTTTTAACATTTTTATTTTTATCCTTCTTGTTTCTCTGATATAATCTATTATTTTTATATTTGTTGTTATGTCTGTTGCTAATTCTGAATCACAAAAAATTAGATATGTGATATTTATACATAATGTTTCTCTAATTACTTTATATTTAATTCTATGTATGATATATTCATCATTTTTATAAAACATTTCAATGTTATTTATTATATAAATTAATAATTCAAATTTATTTATTTTCATTTAATTTATTTAATTTAATTTTTCTTATAAATTTATAATAATCAGTTAATAATAATTCAGTATCTAAAAATCTAAGATTTATATTTTTATGATGATAATATAATCTAACTCTCATTCTATCATCATATGATGATAGAATGAAATACATATAAATTTTATTTTCATTGCTTTTTTGTTTCACAAAAAAATCAAAAAATATCAATAATGATTTATCATCATTTGTGTATAAACTCATATTTTTGATAAATTTTCAATTTTTGTTTTTCTTATAAATTTATCATATTCTGAAAAATCTATTGTTATATCTGTAAATAACACTTCTTTGTGTATATTAATATTACAATAAATTATCCTTGATGATATTTTTTTTGTGGATTCTTCTGATATCTTATATGATACTAAATTGTATTTGTCATTATCTAATTTTATTTTTTTGTCAATAAAATTGAATAGAGTCGTGCGTTTTCTTACCCAAGCATTCATATTTTTAATAATTTTTCTATTTTTTCTTTTCTATAATCTTTCAATGATAAAAATTGATCAATATAATAGTCATAATTGTCATATTCTAATATTCTAACTATAGTAGATGTCATGCCTCTTCCTGGTATGACTCTTCCTAAAATATCTAAATTATAAATATGTTTTATTGTCAATTTAATGTTGTATGGTAAGATAGGAGAATTCCATATCTGTTTATTATAATATACTTTGTCTCCTTCTTTAAGCATCTTTCATAGATTTTTCAAATTTTTCAATTTTTCTTTTCGACACAATTTTAAATAATCTTCAGATAAAATGAATTGTTCTGGATAATAATCATCAACTATAGCTTCTTCTATTCTAATTATAGTGGTAATACCTCCTATTACAATATTGTTACGAGTATCATATACTCTTCCTATTGTTAATTCTGTATTGAATGGTAAATCAATATTATACCATCTACGTTTAATAAAATAAACTTTATCTCCTGTATTAAGCATTTGTCATTATTTTTTCCATTTTTTTCTTTCTAATAAATTTTCTTAATCCTGATGTTATATTATCTTGATTATTTTCAATTATATAAAATAAATCTGATAGATTCATTCCATTAATAGCATATATTTCATTATTTATAGATATAGGAGATGCGTCATCAATGATTTTAAGCATTCTTAGAATATCTGTAAAATCCTTTGATGTTTTCAAATTATAGTTTGTGCAATTGTGTATTTCTTTGACAAATGATAATAATCCTCCGATGAAAATGTTGTTATTTTTATGATATATTACAACACCACACATTTCATTGAAAATTAATTGTGTATTAGAATCTGTGCTATTTTTAAATGAGTTATTATCAGTATCAACATTACTATAAGAACCATTAAGAGAGCAATTTATCAACATTACTTATAATTTTTAAATTAATTTACAAATATAGTGATTAAATATTGAATATGCAAATTTTTAAACATAAAAAAAGGATTGAAATCACTTTCAATCCTTAAAAAATAAACATACCTTATGATAAATATATTTGTGCTCGCTATCGGGCTCGAACCGATATAGGTAGATTTAGAGTCTACTGCCCTACCATTGGACGAAATGAGCGTTTTTGAATAAAATTGGGGTGCTTATAAAGCACCCCAAAGTTTTAAATTACGAAATAGAGTATCATTACCATGTACTGCTAAAGCAGTTGGCTTATTATCTAAATCTGGTTCATAGAAAACTGTGAAATCTATATCTTTAAGTGTTAACTTAAATATCCATTTTTCAAGTTCTGCAGATAGAAAAATTAAGTATTGATTATTCCAGGTTTGAACCTATTTATGATCAAGTAACCATTGGCATGAAGCATGAGCACCTTGGACTCCTCCGTAAGCAACATCAAGCGTGTTGTCAATTAGTATAAATAATTTATCTTTTTCTAAATCATTTTTGACGTTTTTCATTTATCATTTTCTTTAAATTATATGAAATTACCTCATCTCCGATAATGTCAATAGTTTTAGAAATGTTATCTGCTTCTTCATTTGTAAAAGATTTAGAATTTTCTATTTTATTGATAATATCACCTATTACTACATGAGATTTAGATTTTTCAGCTTCTGTTTTTTGATGTTCTTTATTGTTCAATATCAATAATGATATATCCCATAAATTTGCAGCAAATGTCTTAACTGGACAAGGTATAATCACATTATTTTCAGTTAAAATGCGAACACAACAATCAACCATATCATAAATGATATTAGAACTCTTTGTGATAATCAAAACTTCCTGTAAAGGTGATTTGATTACCATAGAGATAAATTGTTTTGTTTGTGATTCTGTCATTTCATTTTCAGGAAACATAAACACATTTGATGTGTAATCTAACTCAAGTATGTTCTGAGTGTGATATGGTGCAACTAAGCATTTAATTACTTTATTGTACATCATTTTTGATGTTTCAATATCCTGTTCTGAAAGTTCAAATAGGTTGCAAGATAATTTCATTTTTTGTTTATAATGCTAATGATTCTTGAATAACTTCATCTACTACTTTATACTTTTCAACTAATTTGTCAATTGTATTTTTGTAATATGATAAAGGAGTCTTATCTGATTTATTTTTAGGCTCTATTTCTTCAAACGTTTTGCCTTTTAATATTGCATATGCAGTGTATAACATTCTTAATTCATGTCTGTTTTCAGAATGTAAATAATCTGCTTTCCATGTTTCCATTGTTCGTTCACCTTTTATGTGAACTGTTTTTCTTTGATTTCTGAGATTTTTTTGATTCTCTGCAAGTTTTTTGATATCACTTTTTATTGTAGTTTTCATATTTTTATTATTTTTATTTTTTATTAATTTGTTAATTTTTTTGAATCTTCTAATTACTAATTGTTTAAAAATAATAAAAGGTGAACCTCTATCAAATGATAAAACCTAATGTTGATGTTTCATAATTTTCTTTTTTTTTTTATTAAGCATGATACTATTATCATGTTTTGGTTTATATAATATTTATTTAAGTTTTTTAAGTTTTAAATACCTAATTATCTCATTATGTTTTTTAATGTTATAATTCATAAAGAATTCTTTCATCTCTGGATATTTTGCTATAATATCAAAATATGATTTATTCTCTTCATATTTTTTTATATAATATTTGTAATAATTTATTTTTCTTTTTTCCCTTATTTTTTTTAAAAACAAGAAACATAAAACATTAAAATAATAGAATATTAAATAATACATAATTGATAATCCTCTAATATCTTCTTTGTCTTTTGTTTTTTTGTCTAATATGTTAGTGATTGTGATTGCAAAAATTACATAAAATAATGTTAAAAAAATATTAATCATGTTTAATTATATTTTATATTACAATTATGATACCAAGTCTACTTTATTAGAATTTTAGTTTAAAAAAATCAAAGTCCTGACAGAAAGTGACCATTGATATTTGTTCAGGTGACATAAAGTCAGTTAAGTGGTTGAATAAACTATGCCACTCTGGTCCAAACAGGAATATTCTTGGTTTTACTTTTAATTTTCTGACTACATCCAATAGAAGAAATACTTCAGATAATGTACCAATACCACCACGTTGAACTATGAAAATTTCACTGTCTGATATTAATAATCTCAATCTTTGGTAGATATCAACAGAAGGAATAGTTTCTGTTAGATATTGATTTCCTTTTGCACAACCAATTGATAAGCAAGTATATCCTGTGACTTCACCTCCTGCCTCATTAGCACCTTTGGAAATAGCTTCCATTAAGCCACCATAGCCACCGTTTTTTATTTTGTAGCCATTCTCTACTAAGAATTTCCCAATTAAAATGCTATCGCTATATTGAGTAGTAGTTCTATCGTTAATTGCGCCGCCAAAAAAAGTTACATTATTATTCATTGATTTTATTTTTTTTTATGATGTAAAGATAATATAAATTTTTGATATTACCAAATGATATTATAAGTTTTTCAATTTTATTAATTTTTCTTTTCTGAAAGATTTTTCAGACATGAAATAGAAACCAAGATATGAATTTTTATTTGATACATTTTCTAATAATAATGATTCTACCTGAGTTTTAGTATTTATCATAACTGTTGATATGGTATAAGATTTGCCATTAACTAAATTTGAATAACGATAACCAAAATAAACTACTCTATCTCCTTTATTGAACATATTTTTTTCAATTTAAGTTTTCTTTCTTCTGATATATATGGTTCAAACTCATAGTCATAAAATAAATGTACTGGATATTCATCATTTAAATCGTCCAATAATCGATATAAAGCTGGATTTTCTGCTATTTTTTTATATACATATGCATAATCCTGATTTTTAGATTTTAATATTAAATATAGTTGATTGTATTCACTTTTACATATTAATTGAACCTTCATTTTTAACCTTACTTTTGTATCTTTTATGTATTATTTGTAATTTAAGTTTTCTTTCTTCTTTTATGTATGGTTCAAAGTCATCACTAATAAAATAGTCACCAACACCACCAATTTCATCTGATAAAATAAATAAATGTGGTTCAGTGTAAAAACATAGATAATTTACATATGCATAATCCTGATTTTTAAATATTAAAGTTTTATATACTGCATTATTTTTTAATCTATCATTAGAATTGAATTTAACTTTCATGTAAACTTTTATATCCTTCTCATCCATTATATTTAGATATTTTTTGTAGTTTTAATTTTCTATAATAGTTTGTGGATATAAATCTAATATTTACATATATACCATTTACTTCCTCAAATTCTACATATACCCTATCTATGTTTTTTACTGTTAATATTTTATTAATAGAAAAATAATTGTCCCAACCGTTATTATCAATGCACACTACTTTATCTCCTATATTAAACTTTGAGTTATTGCCTGAGATTTGAGTATACTTATTTGTTATTAGTTCAGATATTTGACCCATTTATTTTTTGTAGTTTTAGTTTTCTTTCTTTCTTGATTGGTATGAAATCTGTTAGAAATCCATATGTGTCTGGTAATCCTTCAAATTCTACTATAACATCATTTTCATAGTCATCATCAATTAGTTCAGATATTATATATGAATTACCATATTTTAAACCTGGATAATAATGATTGCCCTTATATACTACACTATCTCCTACCTTCATCTATTTTTTGTAGTTTTAATTTTCTGTATTCTTTTATAGTTACAAATCTTATTTTTTCATGTGGTCCATAAATTTCTTTTAATTCAATATCAACATCATCTATGTTTATTATTGTTAAAATTTTATTAAAAGGAATAAACCATGACCAATCAGTATTATCAATACATACTACTTTATCTCCAATTTTCATCTATTTTTTGTAGTTTTAATTTTCTGTATTCTTGTGTTGATATGAATCTATTAGTATTAAGACTTAAGTCAACTCCTTTTAATTTGTAATTGTAGTAAGGACTATAACTTTTATCTTTTTTAATATCTTCAATAATATATTGACTATATTTAATTAATAGATTATCCTCGTCCCAATAAACATCATCTGAATATTTGAATGCATTATTATCTATATAAACTACTATATCACCTACTTTCATTTATATGTTTAATTTTAAGTTTTCTATATTCTCTTTCTGATAAAAATCTAACTCTATTAAAGCAAAGATCATCAATTTCAATTAATTCAAAATAAATAGAATTGTTACTTTTATGCGTAGTATCATTTATTTCTCTTACCCATTCGCTATTTAAATCACTATATACTAAAAGTATTTTATAAATTGTATATTTTTTGTTGATTTTTAATAATGGACCTACATATGTATCATCATAATCAGAATCTGTGTCTAGATTATTGTCATTGGTATAATCATTAAAATAATGATAATCATCATTAAATAAATCATCAGAATCATTATTTATGCAATAAACTTTATCTCCAGCTTTCATTTAATTTTTTGAATTTTTTGTAGTTTTAATTTTCTGTATTCTTGTTCGGATAAAAATCTAACTCTATTAAAGCAAAGTCCTTCAATCTCAGATAATTCAAAAAATACTTGATTATTGTTTATGTCATTCACTTCTTTTACATATTCACTTGAAAATATATTATATTCTACAAAAATTTTATGTATGGTGTAATTTTTATTTATTTTTAACAAATCATTATTATGATAATTGATATCATCAGAGTAAAAATTGAGTTTACAATTATCAAAGCAATAAATATTATCACCTATTTTCATTTTTTATTCTTCGTTGTTTGCTTCTTGTAGCATTATCAATTTAACGAATCTTGTATTTTTTTCTACTAACTGATCTCCATCACAATCAAGAATAAAATATTCATTTGGCTCAAGTCTTAACATTACCTGTTTAAGCTCATCAAGTGTTTTGAATGCTATTGCAGTTTTACCAAATTTTGTAGATTTCTTTGTTCCTTTAACTCCAGAATTTTTTAAAATATCTTTGATACGTTGATCTTCTTTCAATTCACTGAAATCTAATGTGCAACGTCTACTATCATATCTAGTTTCAAAATTATTAGGATCACGATAATCATTAGGATAATAAACCAGCATATAAGAGTATTCTTTAGTGTCCATTACATTTTTAAACACTTCTCTTGCTGCATGTCCAAATTGTGCTGTGACATTGATTAATCTCATTGAGTCATCATAGTACTTTAAGATATCAAAATCAATTTTAATAGGATTTTTTTTATCTCCATTTATATATGACATAATTTCAAGATATTTACAATCTTCTCTATCAAATGTTTCTGCTGCTGCGGAACACCAGTCAGGAATTTGAACATCATATAATTCTGGATTACGTTCTAGATATTTTCTGGTCATTTCCCATTGGTTTTCATAATAACCAATTGTGATGAGTAAAGATGCTTTTACTTTACCAAGATCATTGAAATATTTTGGTTTGTGAGCTTTTCCTTTGTAGAAAATTTTATATCTTGTTGGAATGATTTCAGGCTCTTTAATTTCTTGTCCTTCAATTTTATCAACCTTTACTTTGAATCCAGCCCAATATGCAGAATAAATATTATCAGGCTCACTTATCATTTTGAAATGAATTACTGAATTTTTAAACTTTAGTATTTCAATTTTTGTTCCTGATGGAATTTCGATACTTTTAGATCCATAATATTTTTTTCCATCTTTGATATTAACAAATGATTTTAAGCCAATAAAATCTTTTTCGTCCCATCCATTATTTAATTTAGAGATTTTGCTGTTTACAACAAATACATTACCAGGTATGCAAATATTTTTATCAATCATAATGAAATTTATTTATTTATTTTAAAGTGTAAATATAAGGAATTAATTTTATATATCTTTTAATTTTTGTAATTTATTTTTTCTATATTCTTTTAATGTAATAAAATAATCTTTTGTAATCCACAAAAAAATATCAGAATTTTTGATTAATATGTTTGAATGTGTGACGAATTCAACAATATAAATATTGTTTAATTTTAATGTGTTGCTTGATTTATTTATATAAATTACTTTATCTCCTTTTTTAAGCATAATAATTTTAGTTTTATTTTTCTATATTCTTTTAGTGTAATAAAAAACTCAGAATAATATATGCCTGTACATTTTTCGGAAACTGAAAATAAAAAATTCTCGGAATCAAAATCTGATTCATCAAATAAATCTGATACCGTGTATGTTTCATATTTTTTTAACTCATCATAATATTCACATTTACCATCATATATTATTTTTTCACCTATTTTAAACATAGATTCTGTATTTTAATTTTTCTGTATTCTTTTAATGATATGAAATCTTTGATGTGATATAAATTTCCATCTATATATCCTCTAGATGTCTTATTATTGATTTTTATATAAGAATTGTTATTTGAACTTGTTTGCCATATAGTTAATATTGTATATTTACAAAATTTGTGTAGAGTGAAATTATTATTATCATTGATGCACACAACAGTATCTCCTGTTTTCATTATAATGTTTTTAGTTTTAGTAATTTTAATTTTCGATATTCAATCGGAGTTGTAAAATCTTTAAGACAAAATATATCACCAATATCATTAAAGTTCTCTAATGCTATATAAGTTTCTTCAATGCCTTTTAGTCTAAAAGTAATTGTATATTTGTTACCATAAATTAACTTATCTGTAATATTTCCAACATATATAATTTCAGTTTTTTCTGTATTTATATTTTTTCTAATGCTTGAAGTTTTATTTTTCTATATTCAATTAGAGTTGAAAAATAAAAAGAATCATAAACTTCAAATTTGTGTTCTTCTAAGTAATAATATGTATTAGAATTTTCTTGATTTGTATTGTAAATGATATAAGAGATGATATATGACTGTCCTATAACTAAATTTGTATTATATGTGCCATTATAAATAACTGTTGAACCAATTTCAATGCTCATATCCTATCAATTTGTTTAATTTGATTTTTCTATATTCAGAAATAGAAATAAAATCTTTTATGTGGTATAAATTCTCAAAATCTCCCTTTTCTTTTAACGTGATATAATCTAGTGTTGGTCTTTTACATTTTAGAATGTATGATATTGTGTATTTGTTATATTGAGTTAGTCCAGGATATTTATTTGTAAAATATACAACTTTATCATCAATTTTAAATTTTTTAGTTCTAATTTTTTTCATTTTTTGATATTTTGTTAAGCTTTTTTTCTCTTAATTTAATTGTAGCATAATTAAAATAATATTCATATGATTTTTTTCTAATAATAAAATTATCAATATCATAAAAATGAAGACACCACTCATCTTCCATATATTTTACATATGTTTCATGCGCTAATTTTTCTATATCACTATATTTTATTAAGGTTTTCAAGTTTTTCTTTTCTTAAATTGATTAATGCATCATCAAAATATTTTTTATATTTTTCTTTTTTACTGATAAAATAGTAAATAGAGTTATCCTTTTCATTGAATGTATTAATCATATAATTTTCATATATACAAAATGCTTCTAATTCTAATTCTGTGAACATATGTAATTTAGTTTTTCAAGTTTTTCTTTTCTTATTTTAATTTTAGCTTGAATGTAATATTCAGTATAATTTTTTTTAAAATTATAAAAATTTTCAATTTTTCTATAATAATTACCCTCTCCAATTATCATACTATTTACATATATTTCATGAGCTTTGAAATCTAATTCGCTGTACATATTTTATTTAATTTATCAAATCTTAATTGCTTTAATGCCATGTCATAGAAAGGTTTTATGTTACTGCATTTTTTTTGATTTATGAATGAATCAAATTCAAATTGAGTGCAGTACCTTTGAATGTCAATATATTCTTCGTATACTAAATATGCTTTTTCATCTAATTCAGTATAATGCGTGAAATCTATTATTTTTTCCAACATATTCTATTTAGTTTTTCTTTTCTTATATCTTTTATTGTTATAAAATATTTCATTGGAAACAATCCATTTACTCCATAGACTCTAATAGAATTTTCATTAAAGCTATTAGTGAAAACATCTTGAATAATATATTCTTTAAATTTTTTCAATCCCCTATAACCAGTGTCACCGTTTGATGTGATTTTATCTCCTCTTTTCATAAATCATCTATTTTGTTTAGTTGCTGCAATTTATATTTTCTCATGTTAGGTGAATATATCAATCTTATTACAAAATATCCATCTTTAAAGAATATAAATAATCTATAATCATGTGAGTATATTTTTCTTCTTAAAATGTCATTTTTATTTAAATTTACATATAAAATATGATTGAAATCGATTGTAGATATATCACATATATCACATACTATATTATCTTCATTTAAAAATTCAACTATTTGTAATTTTTCATTATAGATGTCATCAAAATTTAAATTATCAATATCTTTTAATTTCAAATTGTCATTCAAATCAGAAATAAAATATATTGGTACTTTTTTTTCTAAAAAATTCAATGAATTAAACTGATGTTGTGAATCATATCTATATTGTTCAACAAATTGAATTTTAAGATATTCTATTTGTTTACCTATATTAACATCTTCACAATGTTTATTGAAATGTGTAGTATTGAATGCTATAACATCATCATTTTTATTTCTCATTTTTTCCTTTCAATGATTTAATCTTTATTTTCAAATCAAGTTGACGAATTTTAATATCTATCTTTTTAATATCTTCCTCTTGCTCATATCTATTACATCTAAAAAATCCAGATAGATTATTCTTTCTTCTAATATAATATCTAAGTTTAATTTCATCTTTATGTTTATTGTTATATAATATCATGAACATAGGAAACATCATATATAAAAATTTTTTATTGCTTATATCATGATAATATAAATCATCATAAAACTCTTGATTGTGCTTTATTTTATTTTTATAAATACTGAAAATTATAGTATTAATTATAATATAAATGTATGATATAGAGAATAATATTAAAATTGTGATATTTTCCATTTTATTTTTTATTTTTTATTGCTTTCAATTTTATTTTCAATTCACAATTTTTTAATTTTCTTCTTAGTTCATCTTCTCCTTCAATTTTAATAATTATATTATAATTAAAAGATGCTGCTCTAATTTGATCATTCATAGTTAATTTATCAATCATATCTACTTTATATTTAAGATATCCATATTCAAGTTCATCTTTTTTATTTCTATTATATAAAAGAATAAAACCTGAAAAAAAAATGTACAAGAAAGGAGATTTTTTTATGTGCTCTTTTTCAAAATATACTCTGTATTGTGCTGTATATTTTTTTAATTCATGTTTTAATATGAATGAATTTATAAAATAATATATGACTAAAGATACTGATATTATTGCTATTGTTGTGAATGTATTTATCATATTATAAATTTTAATTTAATTTTTTAAGTTTAGTTATTCTTTCAATTTTATTTATTTTTTTCATTAGTGTGATATATTCTTTGTCTGTTGGCTTAAGATAATTCTTACTGTTAAGTTTTTTACGTAAATATAACATTTCATATATTCTGTCATATTTTTTTATTAATAATATTTGTATAGGATATTTTAAAGATTTTGGAAAATCTAATGTGAAGTATACATATATAATAAAGTCTCTATACTTTTTATAATATCTTTTTTCTAAATATATTCTCGAATATATACATAATCCAGCATATATTTCAAATAATATAAATAAACATAATATAATAACTATTATTGATTCCATTTCGTGGTTTTATATTTCACTTAATTTTTTCAATTTCTCTTTTCTTTCTATGTTTGATATTTTTAGAATTTTGAAATTAATATCATTATTAATATTTAAACTATAATCCTCAAATTTCTGCTCATTGTTTGTGAAACTAATATTAAAATCTGGAAATCCTGACTTTTTTGCTACTTGTATCATAAATGTGTGGTTTACACTACTTAAATGATTATAAATCACATAATTATTAATAATATTACAGATTTTGTTTCCATATTTAAATATCATTATTTGTCCTTCTAATTGAGGATTTTTTTTATCTTTAATAATTTTAATATAAGAATAATAATGTCTTGAAATTTGTATATTTTTTATTCGTTTGTTGATATACTTTGAATTTTTTTTATATTGAAAGTATATTTCTTTTAATTCGTCTGTCATGTTAAATATGCCTTTTTTCCATTTGTTGTCTTCTATGTATTCTACAAATGCAACAAATGATGAAATATAAATATTATTAGTATTGACAATAGAAACTTCAGATATATAAGTTTCTGACTCTGATATGTTAGTGAGATATTTGTTATAATATTCAGTCATTATTTCATTTTTGTTGATGTTTTTCCATTCCAGTTATCTAATTCAGCTTCTCTTGGAAACATTTCATAAAATTTCTTCCATACATGCAAAGGACGATTCTTTTTAGGATATCT